TCAAATCTTTTAACCATAACAATCGTGTAAATTTAGTGTTAGGTTATCATAATGATTTAGATTTTGTTGATAATGCTTACTCTTTAAATCAAGAAATAACTGATAAACTTGCAATAGCTTTACTTGAAAAAGGTTCAACAGAAAGACTGCCTCAAATCATTAATGAAATAACTGAGGATTCTATTTGATTGAAAGTGTAGCTAGTAACCACGAGGACTTAGCAAGCAAGACCAGACGCTTATTAGCTACACACTTTTTAACTGGAGAAATGCTAATGGAAGAAGAAGATATAAGAACGTGTTGTGAGTGTGGAGAAGAAACATCAATTTACGTATGTTTCATCTATGATGACGACTATTTTTGTGAATGGTGTTGTCCTGATGGATATGGAGAATAATTATGCCTACATATAAATTACTATCAAGCTCTAGTCCTAAGATTGATAAGAGCAACAAGATACAAGACCAATACTTTAGTAGGATTATGTATCTTGCTCCCTCTGATTTAGCTGACGGAGAGAAAACTACTTGTCCTTATTCTAAGATTGCTAAGTGTGATAAACCATGCTTAAATACTGCAGGCTTGGGAGGTGTTTTTAATTCTATTCAACAAGCTAGAATACGAAAGACCTTGCTTTATTTCAACGAGTATGATACATTTATGAAACAATTAGTTTCAGACATTACAAAGTTTGAACGAGAATGCGACAAGTTAGGTAAGCAACCTAGTCTTAGATTGAATGGTACATCAGATATTCAATGGGAGTATCAAGAAGTTAATGGTAAGAATATGTTTGATATGTTCCCTAACATACAGTTCTATGACTATACTAAAATACCTACAAGAAAAATAAATGGCATTGATAACTACCACTTAACATGGAGTTATTCAGAAGCAAACAAAAAGTATGCTAGTTTATTTAGTAAAGTAATGGAGAATAAAGCAGTAGTGTTCCGAAAAGATATACCTAAAACCTTCAAAGGTTTAGAAGTTATAGACGGTGATGAACATGACATGAGATTTTTAGATAAAGACAATGTAGTTGTCGGACTAAAAGCAAAGGGCAAAGCTAGAAATGATTATTCAGGTTTTGTAATTGATAACGAGAAAATAGAAGTGAGGCTAGTAGCATGAGTGCATTTGAAAAGACCGCAAAAGAACACGTAGTTCTAAGTGGATTGGAAAGTTATATTGAAGATACTATTGAGTATTCAGATACAATACTGAGTATTCATAATGATATAGCTGATGTTAAACAAACTGAGGAAGATAACTATAGATATGTTTTAGAGCATGTCAATGATGAAGTAACTGATTTAGAAATAAGAATTACAGATATCATTGAAGACTCATTACAAACTAGAATTGATGAACTCAAAGATTACCTTGAAGATTTAATAAAGCAGGAGTTAGAGAAATGAATCAAGAAGAATTAATGTCTTACATACAAGAAGAAGTAGATAGGCAATGGCAACTTCCAAACAGACCTGACCTAAAGGAAGACTGTGTTAACTATATTTGGGAAAAG